TACAACAGTAATTTTGCCAAGTAAGCCCCCTGAAATTATGGTAGGTGCACCATTAAAATGTAGATCTACCGAAACGTTTTCCGCACCTCCTGCATCTCCGCTGCTTGCTTGTATGTTAACTAATGTACATGCCCACTCTATAATTGTGCCATCGCTATATGTCAATCTTGCTTGTGTTTCTCTTGCTGACCCAAAACCATATCTTATAGCTGGTGCAAATATGTAGTCTTGTGCAGTATCGCCACTCTTACGTTTACCGCTTAAAGTTAATGTGACTTGTCCGCCTGTTACGTCTGTGTGCCCGAAACCACCATCACATAAATAATACCCTTGATTTAAAATCTCCGACATAGAGTTACCTATGTTTTCAAAACCGCATGCCAAATCCGCCCATGATGCTACACCGCTCGGATTTACATTTATTTGCACGGTGTTTTCTCTTGCTAACTCTAGACCCATTTATTATCACTCCTTATTTTTACTCATGTATGTACACTTGCATCTCAACAAGTGCGTTATATAGCCACTCTTTTGTAGATAAATCTCTATCTACATAGCTTGGACTGTTTGTTGTTACTATGTCTAATATCTGCCATGTTGTGCCCTCGTCTTTGTGTTTGTTTAGTGCTTTTAATATTAGACTATATTTTTGCAACATGTCTTGCAGATTTGTGCTTTTTGCGTTTATTGCAACTGTGATGTTAAATAGTAAAGAGTTATCTAAGTGTTTGACTGGTGAGCCACTACCAAAATAAAGCGAAAATCCTCCACTTGCTGGAATACTCCCCACACTGCATGTTGTGATATTATCTATTACATTTTTTATTGATTGTTGTACCTCATCAAACATTTAATCACTCCTCACTATTGTATCTGCTATAGTCTGATATTTTGCCATGTTTTTATCTTTTGCTTTATGTCCCCACATCAAGCTTGCATTTGGGTTTCGGTCCTTAACTGGACTACCAAAATAATAAATTTTACGTACATAATCAGTTTTCCATATTATTCTACCATTTGCAAGCAAACTAAATCTTATGCCACTTCTTTTTGTCTCTCCTGTATCTTCTCGACAAAAATAATTGGCATCTTTTAAAAATTCATTGCTAACAACTAATATTATTTTGTCTGTTTTGCGATTGATTTTTTGCTGTATTGCTTGATAATTTATATCAACAATCATATTATATCAACCCTATCTCGAGATGATGCAATTTGTCGGTATATGGATAATCTATAGATACAATCTTATAATCTTTATTATTAAAATTAATTGTATCGTCGATATTAAATGCTGTATAGCTTGATAGTTTACAATCAACAAACATCATTGCTGATGTTGTTAACTGTTGATTATCTTTATTTGTCACTAATTGACGTTTTGGCTCGACTCTCACTCTGTTAACTGTTGTTGATGTTGTAAAACTCTCATTACCCCAGTCATCCGTTGTTTTACCAGTTTTTAAAACTATGCTATGTATTAAAAGTATTGCAGGGATTTGTTGTATTATCAACTATATCAACTCCTCCACAGTAAAGTAATCCTGTTCCTGCCAAATACATATACAAAAGAGGCGGTATTGTTACGCCATAGATAATATTTGTGTCGTTGCCAGGTGCTTTACCATATGAAAAACTACCGATTGACACATTTGTAAGATTATCATTGCTTTGTGCTAAAGCTGTAACTCCACCGTTTATTTGTATCGACTCGCACAATGCACATGTTGCTTTTTTGATTTTATTTTGTACAGATAAGGGATAAAAAGATATCCCTTTGTCTGCAACTTTGTTAAAAGTTATTGTGTCTATAATATCTGAGGCACGCTCGGATATTAAAGTAAAATCGCTATCGCTTATTGCTGTAGTTGTAAAACTAGTGTAATCAGGTTTAACTATATACGCCATAACGTGCCTCCATTTTTATTTATGATATCTTTTTAGTTATAGTTGCTGATCCGTATCCAAGCACTAAACCATTTGTATCAACTCTACATACTGCTATTTTATCATGAGTTGCAGCTGGTGTGATGTTATCACCTGTCGCTATATCGTCCCAGTCTGATACGTCATCTAAATAAAGTGCATTAACCGCTGTTGTTGCTGATGTTTTGTATTTGTATGTTCCTGCACCTGTTATTGAGATTGCTGTATCTCCAATCTCTGTTCCTGCAGCTGATGATACTGTAACAGCTGCTCTGTATTTGCTTGACAACTGTGTCTCTATCGCTCTGACTAATACCTGTTTTGTATCAGGTGTAACACCTTGGTCTATTGTCAACTGCAATATTGATGTGATTTGTCTAAGCTGTGCACCTGTCATGTCATCAAAAATAGTCCTTTGTGACTTTGATGTATCAACAACATAATCAGTGTCAAAATAACTTGTATCAGCATCCGCTGCAGCTATACCGACACCTTTTTCAAATTTTACGCCGCCGCACCATAGATTTTCGTGTTTTTCATTATCTGAGTAAATCCTTGGCATTTATTTTTCCTCCTTATGCAATTTTTATTTTTCTAACAGCACCTGCACTAAATTGATTTTTCATAACCATAGCACCGATTAACTCAACTTCACCTTTTTTAACTGCTCCAGTTTCATTCATATTTGGTAGGTATGTATTAATCATCTGTGTTGGGGATATAGCGTGCACCGCATCCATTCCCAATTTAGCAAAGTAAATAGATGTTTCACCGTTTACGATTGGGATGATTGGGTTTGATGTGCCTGGCTTATCTCCCATCTTCATAACTGCTGTATCGCCCCATTTGAATACTTCTGTTCCAAAGTTTTCTTTGGATGTAACCATGCCCGCTCTGTCCATTATCGATTGGAATACTGCATACATTTGTGAGTTTAAAAGCATAACGTCAGGAGTAGCTGACAATTCAGACATCAATTTTCTTATTGTGTCTAACAAAACAGGTGCATTAGTTGTGATGTTTGCTGATGTAGATAAATTGATAGCAGCAGCGGGCACAATTTCTGTTGCCGAACCTGTTATAGCTTTATTTAATCCGTCAAACTCATCAGGGTTTACGCCATTATCGCCATTTATAAATAAATCGTGGAATAGTGCTCTAGTAGCTTTGATTTTCTCGTTCATTTGATAAGTAACATGGTCGATTACTCCCTTTTGATTGTTTATAATCGCTCTATCAATCTCAAATGATCCACCTAGTATTTTCATTTCTGTTGTATATCGTGTTGTTTTTGCTTCTTGTGCAACGTATTCTGCGTTTATTGCTCTTACTCCTGCAGTTGGCTGTGTAGTTGTACGATTATACGCATATAACATAGATGTTGATCCATCGGGTTTTACATTATTGTCAAATGGTAACATATCTAAAAGTGCTGATTTTCTAAATTCATCTATAACATATTGTGTCAATTTATCTTGACAAGTTTCTTTTGCCTCTAATAAAGTAATTGGCATTTAAATTCCTTCTTTCTTTTAATTAAGATTTGCCAAACATCGCTCCGCTGATTGCATCAGACAAACTTGGTTGTGGTGTGTTTGGTTGTTGTGGTTGTCCTGTTGTAATGCTCGTTTGCTCGTCTGCAAAAGCCCATCCGTGAGATTTTTTGATATCTGCCAGTTGCTCATCTAAACCAATTGTTTTGTCGTTATCTATGATTATTTTATCTGTTGCAATCATAGATTTAAGCAGTTTTGCATCTTTTGCACCTGCCTTGATTAGTGCATTTTCAATTGATAAATCAATTTTAGTTTGCTTCAATTGATTTTCAAAGTCTGATTTTGACTTTGAATTTTCTTCTTGTATTTCTTTAATTTTTTGTTCGTAAACTGTAACGTCAACTTTTTTGAGTTCCTCAAGCTGTTTATCACGTTCCATAATTTGTTTTTCATAATCAGATTTTATTTTTTCGTCTACTTTTGACTTAGTAGCCTCTATATCTTTCCCATGCAATTCCATTATTTTATCTATTGCATCTTTTGATAATTCTAAGTCTTTTAAATCTTCTCTTTTCATAAAAATACTCCTTTACACTATGCTTTAACGTTGTTGCTTAACGTGTGTTCACTTCGTTTTACGTCCAGTTTGACAATTTTAGATTTCCCTGTACGCTCTGCGTGTTCTGCCTGTTTCTTTTAAAAACTGTATATATGCTTGTTCCGTGCCTGTTTGTACATCATCAACCTTTAACCCTGCCGCTTTTTGCACTTCTTTTTCTGTGTTTTCTTTTCTCAATTTACGCTCATATTCACGTTGTTTTTGTGACTGCTCGTAAATTTCTGCGTTTTTTTGAAAGTCAGAAGTTGGCTTAAATGTTTGCTGACTTAGCCCCTCAAAAAAAGGATAAAAATCATGTGTACAATTGATGCCCTTTAACCCCTCAATAGTACCATAATTTGTTGCCGTTGTCAAGTGTGCATACTTTTTGTGTTTGCCTGATATACTATAGATTTTGCCCTGCCATTTTGCGTGTGATGGTCTTGCTCCGCTGTGGCTTGATACCTCAACTAAATCTTGCCCCCAGTCAT